TCTGAATCAATTATATAACTCATAGCTATTGTATTGTCCCAATCAAAAGATATTTTTTTATAATTCACTTGACATCCTCCTTAAATCATGTTATATTATCATTATATTTGTAAATAGTTGTTAAATTCACTGTAACAATTACAATATAACATACTTGGGAGGGTTTGTCAAATGAAAATATTATATAATTAATAATTTATTTATGTTTTAGTATTTAGTTCTCTAATTCTAGCTTCTTGGTGCATCTGTTTCTTCAGATCAAGACCTAAATCTAGTTTAACTATGACTTTTTCTAGCATGTTTTGCTGTTCTTGAAGCTTGTCTATTACTTTATCTTGTAGAAGACGTTCTTCTTCCTTTGCATCTTTGCGTGTTTGGTAATTAGCATACAGTAGTGAAGCAGTCCACAGTCCAAGTGGGCCATATTGCGCTAATGATTCAATTAAAATTTCCATATTCCATAAAACCTCCGTGTGATGGTACTATAAGTATCTACCACTTGCGGCAAGACCAATATCTTGCTTTAGTTTTTGGTCCTGGATTAGCACAATTATGTCTTTTTCTAAAATTTCTTCTTGCTTTTGGATTACTTTTTCTAATTCTCATGGTTTTTTCACCCTTGGCTTTGGCACTTGTACCACCATGTCCAAAATTTACCTTCTTGACATTACCAGTCTTTGGATCTTTGACAAAAACTTTGAACTTTTTTACATCTCCGCGCATCGGTTTGTTTAATTTTACCTTTCTTCCACGATATTCAGCTTCTTCTAACTGTTCTTCTTCAAGATTTTCAAAGAATTCAAATTCTTCTTCCAACGGTGAGCCATCATCATATGATCCGTCTTCAATAATGTAATGTTCGTACATTGTTTCGTCTTCTATTATTTGTCTATACTCCTCGTTGATAAGCATAACAATAAAATCTGGTGTTAAATACATGTTTTCATTCCTTTTTTTCTTTTTTTGTCTAACATTTTTTGCTTTACCCCTTCTATCAGGATTTGGATCTTCTTTTCTCTTTTTACGAGCTCTTTTTTCTCTGTCTTTTTTACTTAATTTGGCCCTATCGTCAGGATCTCTACAGTAAGGCTTTGTTTTTTGACCCGGTTGCTTAGCACAGGGTTTACCGTCATACTTCCCACCGGTCTGAACCCAACCACCACCTTTAAACCAGTCACGAAGTGAGTACCCTTTGCTGCTGGCACCTTTACCATCGCGCTTACCACCACTTTTCTTCTTTTTGACTTTGCGTTTTTTACGTTTCTTACGCTTTTCTTCGAGAGCATCCTGCTCTACATCAGATCTGGTCATGTACCTTCTCCTATTTTCCTTCTTATTTTAATTTTTATTTTTTTCTTAAGAAGTTTCTCTTCTTTTTGCACATCTATCTCTTCCCCATCATCTAGAATGTAATCTTTGTCTTTGTGTTGTCCGACATTTGGCATATCTTCTAGTGTGTCTTCGATTTCATCTTCCATTCCTTTACCAACTGTTTTAACAAATGGGTCCATACCGGATGCACCACCTTCATCTTTTAGAACCTTTTCTAGTTCTTTAGGATTTACGTGTGTGTATCCTTGTTTTGAAAGTCTGTTGTGTTCCTCTTCTTTATTTGCATCTACTACTTTACCAGTTTTTGGATCATACATTTTGTGTTTTTCAAACTCTTCATTAACAGATTCGTTCTTTTTAGATTTATTCCCATAATTCGCAGCACCAACTTTTCTACATTGTACGAGCCTACCGGAAGCATAAGCCGACGGCCAAACTTTAGCAGTTCTTTTAATTTTGTGATAGCATGCATCACGTTTCGCTTTTTTCTTTTTAACTTTTCTCTTTTTACGTTTTTCTTGAAGTTTTTCTTTGGTCATTTTTTATTTTTCCTCATTTGAATGGTTTTCTTTTTTGAAGCCTCTTTACGCTTCTCGGCATATTCATATGCTTTTTTGAGCCTTGCCTTGACCTCTGGGTCTTTTGCATTTTGATAAGCTGCCCTAGCTCTTTGATGTATAAGATTAATTATCTGCGATTGTCGTTTATGACTCTTAGACTTAAAACTTTCTTTAGATAATGTTTGTTGAATTGCCGAGACAGACTTAAAACTAACTGATACAGTATCACTTGGGTCTTCATCAGTGTATAATCTTCGACCAGAACCCTTTGGTTTTTTACCAGTGCCTTTTGCTGGGTCTGCTTCTTCAAGCTTTCCGTCTTTATGCATGTTTATTGCAATTGCGTAAGCTTGGTCTTTTTCTTTACCTTCCTTATCTTGAATGTAGTTAGCTTTCTTGTGAACCTTTTCCGGAAACTTTTCTTGACCTTCTGCTTTTACACAGTTGCGGTATGTCTTTCCAAACATCTTTTTTGTTTTTCTTGTGTCATGAGTCTTGTAACCTTTTTGGCACTTTTCTTCTAAGTTCTTTAAAATTTTAATTTTAATTTTTTTCTTATCGTCCCGCTTACCGTCTCCACCGCCACCATCTCCGCCGAAGTCTCCACCGGAGTCACTGTGATTATGGTAACCGTATCCCATCCCATAATATGCAACTGCTCGTCTTGGGCTACGTCTTTTCTTACGACGCTTTTTTCGTTTCTTTCTTTTTTTCTTTTCTTCAACCACTTCTGAACGCGGCTTGAATAATCCGAGGTCAACAACAACAATATCACCTGTGTATTCACGTATCATTACATTGTCTTCATGCATGTCTCTAGCGGCAAGACCTGTTAAACGCTCTAGTTCTTCGATAGCTTCACGTATAGACGCCGCCTCCCCTATTGCATCACCTACTTCTGCTGGAGCCCCTCCTCGGTCCATTCTGGCCATCTCCGGACGGTTATGAACACCGATGGGTGAACCCTTACGAATAAAATCTGACCATGACATTGCAATACCAACATTTCGTTGATAATATTCCATCATGTCTTCTTCCTTAAGTATTTCCATCACTTTGATGATGAATATTAAGAGACCGGGATTGGTCAAGTATTCCTTCTTTAGCTCGCCAAAACCATCAAGAAAAGCATCTCTTGCCGTATATAGAAAAGCCTCGTTCATTCTATTAAGTATTTTGTAATATAACTCGTCATCTTTACCAGCTTCAAACGCAGGTATTTGTAAGAAGGAAACACTAGATAATTCTTGTTGAACTTTTTCTACAATACTTTCAGCCACTCCGTCTAGAAGATTGGAAATAATTTTATCTCTTGCCTTATCCTTTGTAAGATAGGTGTACATTCTTCTTCTAATATCTTTATAGACACCAATCTCAACCGTATCACCAGTTGGGGCTACTAAACCCTCCCGTCCTTGAAAAATATCTTTAACAAGATTCATTTTTGCACCCTTGTTTGTTAAGAGTTCCATAACAATAAAACCAAATCTATCTTGCGAGAACATTGCAAAAACTTTTGGAAAATGTTTTGCAACCAGCTTACTTTGCTTTCGAGCATCTTGAACTGTTTGATAATTTGACATTTCTTTATTTACTGCCATGTCTCCGATAGAACCTTCAAACAAAATCTTTATGGCAACTTCTTTTCCTTCTGAATCCGTAGCCAAAAACACACTTCCAAACTTTCCACTTCCAAGTTCTTTTTTAACCTCATAACCTTTCTTTTGAAGTATAATTTCATAAGGTTGTTTTGGACTTGGTGGTTCTTCTTTTTTTTGCTGTCCTTTAGGTGGTAACGTGAACGTATCATCGTAGCCAGAACCATCGAGATCAGAACCAATCATCTGATCCAAAGCATCTGTGAAAGAACCTTCTTTTATTATTTTCACTTTCATACAATATTCCTCTTGAATAAATAGTATATTCTATTGGTAATTGTACACAACCTCTATAAGAGATTCTTCAGTAGGAATGACAGTAAAGATTATCGTGTTTGTAGCAGCGTCATATATCCAATCATTCCAGATAACTCCACGAACAAAGACTTCGATATGCTGGTCGGAGACCGGAACGTAATCAAGCTGTATTTCTTCAACCAGTTGCAATTGACTTGACGCTTGAGCAACACCTTGTGACCAATCATCAGCACAGATATCAATAATAACTCCACCAAAATAATTTGCAACATCCATATAGTCAATACCAACGTCTAAGTTAGCATTAAACTGGGTAGGGCATTCACTTATGGAAACATCCTGATTCACAATAGCGGTAACATAAACAGTTTCACGATAATTTTGAACCCAAGAGATGAAAGAAGCTGGATCATTAACATTACTAGAGGAATGACTATGGTCATTTTCATCCGACACAAACACAACCAGTAATGCCGCATCATGACGTAGCCACTGGAGAGCATCTATATTTTCTGTTGCAAACCTATGAACAGCTTCCAACCCACCTTCGCGATGACCCGATATGTTATTGTTTAGACTTGCTTGTGCATCCGTGGCACTATCACCTGGTAGTAATGGAAATGAGCTCATATTAGAGTTTGCCAAACGATCAGTGGATATTATTTCCAATCGCCAAAAAATATTAGTAGGTAATGCCGCCATCATTTGAGCAACACCATCAACAACTCTAGGCATGTCGTTTATCATGGAACCTGAAGGGTCTACAACCCACAAGATATCAATCCCATTTGCCAGCTTTGGCTGCACAACTGATTGTACCCAGAGAGGATACTGCTCAGGAACTTCAACTTCGACTTCAACCTCTACTTCGACTTCGACTTCAACCTCTACTTCAACATATGCTGTGTCATATATATAAACTTCAACCTCCTTTACAACTTCATGGGTAAACCCTTGTTCCGAGAAACACCCAAAAAGAAAAAATAGTAAGACAAACATATACAACCCTCCATGTTTAAGAACCACCGCCCTAATGTAACTATGGCTCAGCTTTTAGTTCGGCAATGTGCAATAACATTTCATCTTTATTCCATCCCTGCTTTACCTTTCTGATGCGTAAATCACGATCTAGTATTACGAAAAACGGCCAACCAGTAAGAGGAAAGCCATAAGTGCCTGTAACATCAATATCATGCATCCTAGAGCCCAGCCATATTTCATCATGCCAGATACCAAAATAATCTCCCCAATATTGCCCATCTTCCATAGTCGGATCTTCGCTGTCTAAATTTTCAATTAAAACAGTTATCCATTTTACTCCACCAGTCATTACTTGTATTGAATTAACTTGTGAAGCAGCTTGTTGACAAGGACCACACCACATAGCGGAAACATCAATAACTATTATCTCTCCATAATAATCATATAAGTTTTCCTGACCGCCTTCAGCAGTTGGCAGGTTGAGTTCACAGATATGGTCCCCACCGTTAAAAGAACATTCATCCCAATAAGGTCCTTCAACTATCTCAGGTCCTCTTCCAGCACTTTTTGACTCTTCCATTGTGTTCAAGCCTGGGGCAATGCAAGCCCATAAACTAAAAATAAACGACATATTATACTCCCTTGGGTGTCAACCCCCTCTAAAGTAACTATGTCGCTTTATCGTTATTTACGAAGACTTATTCCATTGTTGGTTCTTGTACATCAACACTGTCGGCCCTTTTGTAATCACTAAGATGTTTAATAGCTCTTTTAATAAAGTTTTCACGCCCAAGATTTACCGCACCAGTTGCATCAACATTTTTCAAAGCAGAACCAACACTACCAGCAGCCATTTTTTTTGCTTTTTCTTGAGCAGGGTTACTAGATGGCAAATCTTTAACTTTGTAATAAAGCCGGTTTAGGACATCACCATCAGGTCCTTTACTTAAAGCAGAGACAATACCTTCGACGGAGTCTTCTTCTTCTTTTAGCTTTTTATATTTTCCACCAAGCTTGTCTGCTATCTTTTGATTTATATCATCAATGTCGTAGTCGTCTCCTTTATATTCAAGGTCTTTAGCTTTGACATGTCTGCGCGGCTTGTCTTTTCTGTCATAGTCATACTTGGTGGGAGAAAGTTTTCTTCCAATCTTTGGACCAAAGACACCTTCATCGAGAACGTCCTCAAGCTCCTCTCGAATAATTTGTTGCAGTTCTTCTTTTGTTATTTTCATAGTTTTACTCCTTTTAAAGTCTTCGCCTAAAAAATTTTTACATAAATAGGTCGTCTATCGGTTGGTTTCTTTCGTATCTAATGTTATCATAATAAGTAATCATGTTATTAATTAACAAACCATTGTATTCCTCAAGGCCGAAAAAATTCTCATTTGGCATTTTGGGAAACATTTGCTCAGCACGTTCAAAGAACATATCAATTAAATTATGACCGAAGTTTATTACACGCGTTTCCTCGC